TTTGGCTCGATAGTCGGCCACTGCGGCCTTGATGGCGTCTTCGGCCAGGATGCTGCAGTGAATTTTTACAGGAGGCAAGGCCAGCTCTTCAGCCAGCTCGCTGTTTTTGATTGCACCGGCCTGGTCCAGGGTCATGCCTTTGACCATTTCAGTGATCAGGCTACTGCTGGCAATGGCCGATCCGCAGCCATAAGTCTTGAACCGTGCATCTGTGATCACACCATCCTCAACTTTGATCTGGAGGCGCATTACATCTCCGCACGAAGGTGCCCCGACCATGCCGGTGCCAACATCTTGATCGTTCTTGTCAAACGATCCAACATTGCGGGGATTTTCATAGTGATCGATCACTTGTGTGCTGTAAGCCATTGTGGTCTCCTTGTAATATTGTACTACAATCAACCCGGTGTGGTCAAGTGTTTTGACCGGTTTGATGTTATTTTTTAAGTCCGCGCTTCATGGCTTTTTTGGCAGCAGATGCAACTACATCTTGTGCTTTGTTGACAGGCATGGCCACATTGGTAGGTTCACTGCCTTTGAATTTGATCAGTGATCCGCCAGGCTCAATTGGTTCAAATACTGAATTCAGCGGAGACTGGTCAGCTAGATCAGTCAACATTTCTGGAGTTAGGGTAACACCAATATTTCTTGCTAGACTAATAAAAGTATCAACACTGATTTGTTTCTTGCTGTTGGTATCAACTGATCGATCCATCAAGAATTCAGCCAGACCCAGCAGTTTGGTACTGGTTGGGTCAGCCACTTCGTCAATTCGCATTATCTACGCTTTCGGCCCAGTTCAGGACCTGCAGCTGGTTCATCAACTTCGTCAGCAGCGTCTGCAGCCAAATCGTCAAGATCAGCCATGTCACCGTCAACGTCAGCAGTGGCAGTGATGTCAAGATCATCTTGTTCGCCGGCGCCTGTGGCGTCCATACCTGGAACAACAGGTGCAGTTTCTTGTCCGGTGACCACACCAAGAGCTGTTTCCAATTGTTGTTTGGTACCTTGCAAGTTTTGCACCAGGCTACTGAGTGCTGCAGTTGCATCAGCATTGAACTGTTGTGCTTGATTCATGCCAATTTGATTTCGAATACTGTCAACCAAGGCCGGTAGTTCTTTGAACTGCAAACTGCTGACATCTTCCAGCATGCCTTGAACTTGATCCACCATGTCTTGTGCAGCCAACACCACTTGAGCTTGTTGAATTTCACTCTCTTTGAGGAAGTTACCTGAATAGTTTTCACTCTTCATCAATGCAGCGCCGGACACTAACTTTTGTTCATCAGGTGAGAGATACTGGCCTTTGCTGGCCTTGGTCAATGCTGCTTTTAGTTTGGGGTCTTTGGTGGTGGCAATGGTGCCTGCTGCCATTGCGGTCTGAGCTGCCTGCTGACCGGTGCCGGGTGCGCCCACACTGCCCATGCTGTTTTCTTCAGACATTCGACTGGCCAGGGCCTGTTCCATCATCATCAATTTAAGATAGGCTGGATTTTGTTCACTGTAGTAAAATTCGCTGCTGCCACGATGTTCTTTGACCAAGGAGCGAACACGAGTCAACATGGCCCGAGCCTGTGACTTAGACATTTGATCAAAATTGATTGTTTGATCAAAAACGCTTTCGAAAATTTTCGATACCTGTTTAGATGGTCGGGTTACGGCCAGTTCGTTCAGCTTCATTATTGAATCCTCTATATTGCCAGTATTTAGCCAACTTAACGCATTTTGTTAATTCAGTTTCAATACTTTTGATTTGTTCTACTCGGCGATCAAGTTTGATTTGTATCATGTTCCAAAATTCAAAATTGTTGCTTTGTTTTGCCATTATTCGGCGTGCCTGCATATTGTTTTTTTGCCTAAACAGATCTGCATCAAGCTGCAGAATTCTATCAGCTAGTCTGTACTGTTTGTATTTGTCAGCCACACACCAAGATGCAGCGGTGCTGGTGCCAGTAAACACACCCACATAATCATTGTTGTAAGTGACTTTTACACCAGCGTCTTCTTTGATTACCAAATACTTACCAAACAAAATATATTCGTTTCCGTCCTGCAGAAACAGATTGTCAGCCAGCATGGATATTTCAGCTGTGGCCAAACGTTCTAGTTTTTGTTTGTGTATTTTTTTCATTTGATCACAAAAGTTGCCAGCAAATAACCCACAATGCTCAACAGAAACAAAATTGTGCCCGCTGCCCATGCAATCAATTGATCTGATCTCTTGGTGCCCATGGCATGTACCATGTCATGTACTTCGGTAGTGACAGTCCTGAGTTCTGAAATCTGTGTCTCAACTGCTTCCATCTTTGTTTCCAAAAATCGATAACGTTGGGCACACAGGTCTACATGCGCTTCAAGGCTTTTTTTCTCAAGGTCAGTTGGGTCGGACATGCTCATTTGTGTATCTCTGAGTTATTTAGCCAGGATCCAAATCATGTGTATGGTTGTCAAATTGTTGTATATAGATATTTTTTTCAGGGATCAACCAACTGTGTTGTGTATCTTCCCCTAGACCAGTTATCATGGGCACGTTTGATGCCTGCTCAATCAGTATTCCCAGCGCACCACTGGTGTTGGCAAACACACCGGGAAATTCAACTTCAAACTCAAATGTCCACAATTTTGTGACATCGTCGTACACTGGTGGCCGTATATTCAGCATTTGAGTGTACATGCCCACCAACTGAGTTAGCGTTTCCCAATTTCGTTGTTGATTTCTTGCTCGGGTCCAGGCCTGTTCACTATCAACAACACGTCCGGTTTGATCAACAAAAGGAAGTCGACTGGATCTAAAATTACCAGTTACTCCGGTGACTTGGCAATTGAATTTGGTAGAGATACGAACATGCATTGACTGTTATTTACAGCCAAAAAAAAGCCCTGAAATAAATCAGGGCTTGTTTTAACATTTAAAATGTTGATCAGCTTAGTGCCAATTTGAAACCAACGCCAGTGACGTTAGCGGTTTCAACACCAATAGCTGCGTTGGCGCCTTGCACTGCAGCAGCCAAAGTTGTTGTGGTGAATGCACCGGTTGGGTACACAGCGATGCTCAATTGTGCACCGTTGACCTGATATGTGGCCACTGTGGCTGTTTGCTGAATTGCTGTGATAACGTTGCTCAAGTAACCATTGGTGTTACCAGCGGTGTTGATGCTTGCGTTTGCAACAATAGCAAAAAAGTCTAGTTTAGGACCTTGTGGGTTAACTGGAAGACCAGCCAAGCTGGTTGCGCCAGCGATGGGACCATTTTGCGTGTCAAAGTTGAACACTGGTTGTAGTGTTCCGTTTACGGGTGTAAATACTGCCATTTTTAATCTCCTTGGTAAGTGAGCTTTTCGCTCTACTTTTATTTACCAAATTGGATAAAAATTACGAATTACAACAGCTTTCTTAGAACTTTTTCCATCAACAGATACATGTCGCTGTTGATTTTGTACTCTCGCATGACCATCAACAATTGATTTACTGTTCTTTGTCGATCAGTCTTGTTTAGATTTTGATAGTTGCTGATTTCTCTGCGAAGATTGGCCTGTCTACCGCCAATGGTGGAGTAGGTGCGCTGAATCACCATCATCATGTTGTTGAAGTCATTGATGTCGATTCGACCATTGGCAATTTCTCTGAGATTTCGCTTGAGTCTAAATTCGGGTAACTGTATCTCAATGTCTTTTTTCACTTGATCTTTGTACTGATCTTGATTGATCAAAAATACCAAGAGATTGTACAAATCAGTCTGACTCTGTCTAAATCCATTCAGTTGAATGTTTTGCACAATTGCCTGTGCGTATTTTGCCGCTTCTTGTGGCATCTCAATGGCCAGGATTTCCAGGGCCAGCAGATGTTCGTACAGCCGCTCCATGAGTCCGCCGAGAGTCTTGTCCTCAACGTCTCGGAGTGTGCGAATCATTCTGCTTTCGGTGACTTCTTGAAATATATTCATGGGCGATTTTTTGCCAAATTGGCTGCAGCAAATCCGCCAGCACGTCGACTGACCAGTTTGGCTCGTCCAGCTGGAGTGGCCATTACCCAGCCCTCTTGTCCAGGTGACTGCAAGTCCAACTGACGCTGCAGGTCAGTTTTGAGATCGTGTAACAAGTTCCAGGCGGTGAATGTTGCTGCCATAGCGTCAACATTTGATGTTGGGCTCTGGAGATATTCTATGATGTTGGTAAATTTAGCTGGGGTAACATTGCTTTGTAACCAACGACCAAATTCTGCAGGAGTAGCATTGCTGTAGTCGGTTCCTTTGAGACTGTTGATAAATTTTTCCATCAAGGCCGGCAAATCAGTTATGCGCATGGCTCTGAGATCATCGGGTTTCAGCAGCTGAGCAATCACTGCTCCTTTTTGTCTAGTCAACGATTTCAACTGAGCCAATAGCTGTTTGTCTGGCACAATGTTTTGTAAATTTCTAACAGTGGGCAGTGTCATCATCAGTCCTGGAACTGAGTTAAACATTTTTTCTATTGGCTGTGTTATGGGAGTTTCTGGTGACAAAGGATCTTCCATTTGGCTGTGCATGGCAATGCCCACTTTGGTCCCGGCAATTTCTTGCCCCAGTGGACTGTTTACCGGAATCCGATATTCAATAGTGTTGGGCATAAACACATAGTTGCCAGCTTCTTCTACATAGGGCTTGGCTGGAAAATACAATAGATCTCCCTTGACAAATCCTCGGAAGTTTTCAGGAACCGCTGCTTCAAAATAAGGCCAGATGTCTTGATATGTTTTGACCAAGCCTTCACGATTGCCCACTTTGCCTTTGGCCACAGCTGATGCGTCTCTACGTGCCATGATGTTAGCAATCATTTGCGGGCTTGTGGCTAGGCCATCGTATCCGGTGGCCACAGCACCAGCTTTGTCAGTTAGTACAAATTCCCCATTGGGCTTTCTGCCAAATATCAAGGCTGGACTTCCGTCCCATTTGATAGTGACATATTCTCGAGTACGGTCAGCACTGTGCTCAATAATACTGATTGCCTGCTGCAAGCCCTTGAGTCCTGCTTTGAATACCAGATCTTCCACATAGGGAATTCTAGGTTCTTTGGCTTCGTTTAACGGCTGATTAATTACTTGTTCTTCTACCAGGGGCACCATGCCTTGATTTACAATACGATCTCTCAAGCGAGCCAAAAACCCCGAGTCGCTTTCTTGCATGTTCAGATCAGGCTCTTGGAGTCCTTCACGGGCCAGATAATCACGGAAGTCTTGAAGTTTAGCATCGCGTTCGGGATCACGGGCTAAATTTTGATAGATAGTTTCTACATTTTTTAGGTCGTTGCGGTCACGATCTCTACCCAGCAACACTTGTGCCACATAGTCAGGATTCATGCCGTTGCGCACTGGCTCATTGGTGGCGCGACTCAGCATGCCGTTGGCTCCCACCTTGAGTCCCTGGTGCTTGGCCAGGCTAGACATCAACACATTACGCATCATGCCTTTGTAAGCAGAATCTGTGCCACCTGCATAGTAGAATGTGCCCCAGTCCACATTGGGGAAAAACATAAAGTCTGCTTGCACAAAGCCGTTTTCAGCACGGCCACCAATGGGAGTTTTAAAGTGTACTTCACCACTCTTGCGCACCCAGTCACGTGGGTCTTGTCCATTTTTCTGCACAAACTGTGTGAGCCGCTGAGCAATGGCTTCTTTGTCAGCATCCGCCAAGTCCACCGCTAGGTCCAAGTCTCCCGATGTGGCAGCACGGCCTGTGCTGCCCAGCCAACGATCTTGAGGGAATCGCATGCCCAACACTGACTCTAGCCAGCGAATTGTGGCAGGGACGTCGGCCTTGTTGATGCGTTGTGTGGCTGGCTGTCCATCAGCAGTTTTAAATACGTTTCCGCCTTCTAGTAGTTTCATGTTAAGTTGAATCCTAGTGCTTGTATTAGTAAATCAATTGCAGGATTTCCTGTTCGGTTGGCGGTCGAAGAACTTGCTGCTCTTTTCAACTGTTGCCCTAGATTTAACGCTCCTGTATTGCTGACTCCTGCAGTGTTCAGTATGTTCATTATGTCAGCCAATGTTACGCTAGCAGGACCAGGCGGAGTTGGACCAGGCGGAGTTGGACCAGGCGGAGTTGGACCAGGCGGAGTCGGACCAGGACTAGAGGCGTTGGGATCAACTTGAGCTACAGCGGCAAGATCAGCTGCTTTTTTAAATATATCCGGAAAAGACAGAGGCGAAGCACGTGCCGCCACTATGTCATCAACCACTTGATCAAATTCGTTTTTCACAGTCAAACTGTTGTAATTGGTATACTTGGGCAACAGATTGTTGATCAAAAATAGTTTTAGTTCGTTACGGTACTGTGCAGCATTTGTGAGAAAGTTTGGATCTTGTGCAGTTCGTCTAGCGGCAAATGATTGCCAAACCTTGGCTGTGCGGGTTGCAATGTCTTTGATTTTTGCATCGACTGCTCGATTTTCAAGCCCCGAACGCACATTTTGTGCACCTTGCTTTAGTTTGCCGGCGGCCGATTTTACTTGATCCCAGAGACCTTCATTTATATTGCTTGGGAGTTGAGTTAGTTCATGAATTAGCATCTGATTTCCTTACAGTCCGGCTAAACCTACTCACATCCTTGGTTCTAATAGCATTCAAAAGTTTTCTTGAAAGATTCTCTGCTTGGTCCGGAGGAAATGATGCTTCAATTTGCTCGAGCAAGTTGATCGCACTGGCAATGATGTTGGCCGCTCGATTTTCAATAATCAAACGTCGATCTCGTTCAGCATACATGCTGTCAAGTTCTTCAAGAATACTTCGTGTGCGCCGTTGCATTATGGTGTTAGCCTTTTGTATTATTTATTTAAACAACAGCAATTGTTGCTGCCCTATTTAACAAACAATTGTCATGATGATTTGATCTTGCCCAACAACTGTTTGAGCTTGGCACTTTGAATCTCTCCACTCACCTTAACGGACTCGCCTGACACTGCCATGGGCTTGTCCCAGGCATGCGTCCCTGTGGGTCGTTCGCTTGTGCCCCCGGTTTCGGCGTTGATCTTGCTCTTGGCCTTGATCGAATCCATAATACTGCTTTGCGGACGATTGTATCCACCTTCTTCCCCACCTTCGTCTGTGATACGCATAGTTTCGATGTTGTATTCCAAGTCAATCTTTTGACCCACACCTGTGGAACTACGACTCTTCATACACTGAATCTGATACTTGCCACGCTCTTTCATGGCACGACTTGTAAAAATACCAAACACGTTGTCTGCTGTGTTGATCTTGGAGATACCACCCGAAATGTGACTATGATCAAACTCAATTTCTTCCACAGCTGATCGGTTCAACTGCGAAGCTGTGACCAACAAGATACCCAGTTCTTTGGCCAAGTTACGCAGTTCTTCCGACACATACTTGTCTTTCACAAACAAGTCGTTGGGGCTGACTTTGGCACTGACCGGCATCAACAAGTCCAAGTAGTCCACCATGATAAAGTCCACTTTGTGCCCGGTCTTGATCTGATACTCTTTCAAGAACGCACGTACATCATTAATGTTGCTCTGTGCTGGCAAGGCTTTGACCTGATAGCTGCCGCTCTTGCGACCCACCATCTTGATCTTGAGCGCTGCATTTTCTTTGTCTCGACGGATGTCTTTGGTGCTCATGTCTGTGAGCATGGCTGCAGTACGCAGGCCTGTGAGTTCTTCACTCAGTTCCAGTGTGATATAAACACCATGCAGGCCCTGTTGCACCCAGTTCAAGGCAATGTTCATCATGACCAAGCTTTTGCCCGAGCCCGATCCGCCAGCAAAGATGTTGAGTTCACCACGACTGAATCCGCCATACAGCAGTCGATCCATTTGTGGCCATCCTGTTGACACTTGTCCGCCTGTGTCAAAGTACTTGCTGAACATGCCTTCGGGGTCAGCCCAAAAGTCTGTGCCCAGGTCCTTGGTCAAACTGATCTGCACAGCGTCTTTGATCAGTTTCTCTACAGGTTCAAACTCGCCTTTTTCCAGCAAGTCTGCTGCCTTGAGAATAGCACGTTCCAGTTCTTGTCGACGAGTAAATGCTTCGAACTCGGTCATGAACCATTCAAAGTGCCCTTCGTTCAAGTCTGGCACAGTTTGGAGCTTCACACCTGTGGCTGCAGAAATCTGTGTGACCTCGGGCATGGTCTTGTACTTGTCACTATGCTCGCGAATAAACTCTGCAGCCGGACGCAGGTTGCGGTCAAAGTTTTCAGGATTAAAAATGTTCTGTACACGAATGTAGGATGTGGCATCCTGCAACATCATTTCCAGGAACAAACGTTGTACGTCAGTTGAGTAGTCTTTTAGCAAGTTGTCTTTTCCTTAGTTCTATTTTGATTCTACTGGTTTCTCGGGCCTGCATGATAGTTATCAAGGTAGCCAGGCGTCCGTATTTGATTACAGCATCGTTGACGTCTTTGCAGTCGTCGCCCCAGTCAGGTATGCTCACTGCCCAACCCAGTTCCATAGCACGGTCTATCAAGTCCAGCCCAGTCCGGTCCTGATCGGGCACCACAGTGATTTCCTTGCCCAGATTGCGTATGAGTCTGGCCTGTGCATCATTGATGTCATTGTGCATGACTGCAACACCACCAATGCTGAGTGCATCAAATATGCCTTCAGTCACCAAAACCTGTGTCCAGGAATCTTGTACACTGTCTACGTTGAACACATAGCCTGGCTGCGAATCAGTGAGATATCTAGGATTACGATCATCTAAGAATCGTTTGGTCCATCCTACCACACGGTTGTTGTAGGTAAATGGAACGACAACGCCTGCACGTCGGCTCAAGGCATCTACCATGAACGGGAAGTCCTGGGGTGCACGTCGAGATTCTAGGTATCTAGCCGAGTCCGAATCGGGCTCCACGAACTCTGCGCCTGCTGGCAGTTCACGTTCTTCAAAGTCAATGCCCTGCAACAGTTGTGCAGTGCGTTCACGATCTTCAAGTATGCCATACACATTGCGATGCCGCATGCTGTCAAGGTTTAGATGTTCAATGTCGTTGTCGCTGACACCAAACCAACTCAAGAGCCTGCGGGCCTTGAAGCTCACTGAGCGGCCAAGGATAAAGCTGGCAGTGTAGCCACAGTTGAAGCAGTGATAACTCCAACCTTGTTCAGTTGCTTTGAGCCCACCTCTCAAGCGATGATCTGCACTCTGTCCATTATGGGTACAGCAAGGCGCATTGAAGCTGATCCACCCTGAGGGTGTCTGCTTTCTTTTGCCAGGCAGATAAGTTGTAATGTCAAGCATTACATAATTATAGCACGATCTATCTCAGAAATCAACTTGTCAGCCAGTAGTCGATGGCCTTTTTCATTGGGATGGCCACCAGGTTTGACCAATTCTTTTTTGCGATTTTCAGGGTGTTCTCTAAACCAGATTGTGGTACTGAACCCTGGCCATATCACCGTTGGACACTTGGTGTCAAGTTCTTCAGGCATGATATGAAACTGCAGTAGTGGTAGCTTCTGGCGTGCAGCAACTCCGTCAAACAGCAATACACTTTGTAGATAATTCAGTTTGTTCAACTCAGCACAGTTGGTCAACACAATTTGACTCTTGATCATGTGTCTAAATGGTTCAGGAACCACGCTGCTGCCAAACTCCACCCAGGTACTGTGTACATATTTGTTCCAAGGCGGATCGTTGTCATAGGACACATGATTGGGATCATAGTGACTCACACGGTCAGCATCAGTTAGTCCAATCAACACAAGGCACTTTTCAGGCTCAGGTTCGTGCTCTAGCCACCATAAAAAAGTCCAAATGGTGCTTTGCAAACTGCCGCCAGGAAGACCAAAGTTTTCAATAGGTGCACCATAGTGTTGTCCTATCAGCCCTAGAAAATTATGCGAGTCTCGATACGGGGTATTTTGTAGCCAGCAAGGGTGTGCATCTTTGAAATTTTTTTCTAGTTCTGGATCCAGTAGCTCATCGCCATACATCCAGCTGTCGCCAAAACCAATTATTTTTTTAAAGTTCATCTGTAAACAATATCTGTAATAAATCCATTGTTTATACTTACCGCTGCAGCAATGTTGGTGCTAGGATCTGGCACATAACCAGAACCACCATCAATCACATTGATTGCAACAACTTGACCATTTTGAATTACCGATTGCGCACGAGCTCTGGCGCCAGTGCCGGTTATGGTGACGTTGGGTGGTGCCAGGTAGCCTGCTCCGCTGTTGGTCACTGTGATTGCAGTTACTGCACCAGCTACCACTGTGGCCTGTGCAGTGGCCACAGACACTTGACTTTGACCGCTGTACTGATCAATGGCCAATCTCAGCAGAGGATGGTATCCTACCACATTTATCATGACCGGATCACTGTTGTTGGCATACGAATACACCGATGTTACATCGTAGAATCCACTTTGATAATCGTCGGCGGCCTGGGCCTTGATGTTGCCAGTAAAGTTAACAAAACTCAACTGAAATGTTGTTAGACTTTCACCTGTGGTGGGCACCTGACTGGTAAATCGTTCGGTATCAATGTTGGTGTTGGCAATGGGTGGATTCAACGCCCAGTCAGGGTAGTTGCCTGCATTGACCGGATTGAAGTAGTTTTCTGGACCATATATGGTTGGTATAGTAAGATCCTGGCTGGGAACAAATTCTGGAAACACACTGTCGACTATGTCCACCATGCCCCGGCCACCCGACTGTGCGTCAACAAACACTGCTTCGTTGAGAATACCACTAGATCTCTCAATACTGTAACTGGCTGGCTCTGCTGGAAACCCAGCAGTTTCAGTAGCTCGAATAGTGACTTTGGCACGACCTGTAGCTGCGTTCAGTGTCACCAAATTGGTTTCATAGAATAAATCTGTGCCCGCAGTGTCAATGAGTCTGAACACAAAATCACTGCCGGTGATGTTGACTGGTTTTTGATCTTGATTTACAAATTCAAATAACAACACATTATCAACACCTTTGTTGATGGTTATTTTTTTTGCGTACACTGGATTCCACCTCCGTTGAAATGTCGCACCCAAGCCACTGGTGTCAATCAATAATACCTTTTGAATTTGTTGATATAAATACGCCGGGGTTGAATACATATGAGAATCTCCAAATAATATTTATGGGCAATAATTTGTTTACGAAATTAGCAGAAAAGTATCCGTTCATCACACTGTGCGTCTATGCCAGCAATGAATACGTGGGTATTATACAAAATCAAGATGATATTGTCACCACCATGTATGACTTTGGGACGCTGAACACTGCCGATCAAAAACAAAGATTCTTAGAATTGGCCAATATTTGGTGGTGGGAAAGCAATCGCAGTATCCCCATCAACATCTTTTTAAGACACGACTGGGAACAATTTAGAAGTTGTTTAAGGACGTTTGTAAACAAAGATCTAGACATACTACACGGCCCAATATGCAGTCTTAATGACATTGCTCGCAAAAAAACCAAACGTAAATCAATTACTCTAGTCAAGCGGATTGACTAATCAAATTCATGTGCAACGCCACCAGGGCTGCGTAACTAATTGCATGTGCTTTTTTAAATGTATACCCCCGGCTGGTATCTCCATCCCATACTGACTCAAATACCTGAGACCATGACTGTCCCTGCAAGTGTGCCTTGCCCGGGCGAATAATACTGATAAACGCTGCCATCCTGGGTATGTTATCCGGTTTCATTTCAGCCAATAAATCTGTATAGTTGCCCACGTGAGCCAGTTGGCTGGCCCAGGCCCTGTCCTGCCACAATCGTTGCCAGGGCGGGGTCGCAGTCAACACCTGTTCATAATGCTCGGGACTTTTGATCAACTGATACACACTCATGTTCAAGAAATCGATCTTGAAATAGCCCCGGGCTTCTGCTGACTCATAGTCTATGGCCGCACACTGATTCACAGGGTCATACGGAATGTCTGTCACATACACGCCCGAATTGTGCCGACGCACCTGCCCTTGATGCAGTTGCCGTGCCGGAGTATGCCGAATCAAGCTTAGGACTTGGTTACGGTCAGCAAAGTCTAAATCTACGTCTGCACTCATGTCACCATCCTGCTCGAGTTAAGATTTCTTGTGCATAGGCCTGATCTGCAGGACGTTTTGCAAACTGCTGTTGCCACAAGTCCGAATCAATATAGGGCCAGATCATGGCAACCTGTGTGGGATCAAGACTGCTCAAGAACCGTTGCCCCGACTCTGAATTGTAGATCACCCAAGAACTAATGCGCCCTGTTGTGACAGCATAGCACATGGCGTTGACATTGCCATATCGCAAGCAGTCGTTGGGCTGAGCTGAGTTGGCTTCGGCCCAGTTCATACCAAACTCTACTGCTCGGGCCAAGGCATCGTCTACTGCTTCTACCTGTAGGTAATCAATTAGATATTCTGTATACACTCGATCGCTACACCAGTAGTCAATCTTTTTGTTGTGTTTCAGCAGCCAGTCAATAAAGCGCGGTGGGTTGATGGCACGTATGCCCACACAGTAGCGTCCAAATTTTACAAACGCACGATAGTAGGCCGATTCCGCAAAAGTTTCAAACGTCTTGTTGCGAGCCGATCCGGCTGCTGTTTCGTAGAAACGTATGTAACTCTGGAAGCCCAGTCGATCACCTGGATCATTGCGGCTGGTGTGGCGACGTTTGGGCTCGCACATGTGCGCTGCAATAGAAGTTTCTTTTACAAAATCTTTTCGACAGTACTCGCAAGTGTAAGCCATTTTGGTATCAAGTGTGCTAGCAATCAATTATGCAATGTCATTTACCAATGCCCATGTCTTGCAGCAACATGTCAACATCTTTTTTTGTATTGATCATTGACAACAATGCGATTTCGTCGTCTTTGGCTGTGGGAAATAGTTCGGCTATCTGTTTGCGGTGTTTGCTGTCGGCGGAATCTTTTTTCTTGGGAGATATCCAGGTATGACGATATGAACCCATTCCGGGACTTACGCTTGTGGCCATGAGCCATTGCAGTTTGGGGTGGCGACTCACTGCAAAAAAATGTTTGTTAAATCGTTCGTTACACGAGATCAAATAAAATCCCTGTAAATCTCTGCTGCCTTCCACACCGCTGCCCCAACGTATCATGAGATAGTTAGAAAATTTTTTCTTTTCTTCTGGTGTAAGGTCATCGTAGAATGATCTGTTCTTGAGATCAAACTGACGCATTTCGTTAGCAATGTTTAGTTTATCACTCATTGGTATCTAGTCCGTTGTTGAGTTGATCTGTGTCAAGATCTTGTTGCTGCCGTTGTTCTTGTATGGTCAGTTGTTTGAAAGTTTTTCTTGGATTGCCACACATCACGCATTTTGGATTGCCACAGTTCATGGCATGATGTTTGACAAACTTGTGAGGCTCTGTAAACGGAACTCCGTATGCCTTGGCAATTCGAGTTTGTTTTTTTACTGCTGCTTCGTCGCGCAGTCTACGTCGACTGTTGATATATTTTGCTCGTTCATTGGCCACGATCATTTTCCTTGCTCAGATTATACACTATTTTAACACGGTCAATGGCTTCTTGTAAAGCAGGGTTGGTTTCTGACGCTAGAAAAATATCATTCCATTCTGAAAGGTGTATTTGTTCAGGGCTGCTAGCAACATCGTATCCCACTACACGTTTTTCAGAGGAACCAAATTCACGAGCGTAAATCACGCCATTGGCTCGTTCGTAGATTAGTGTTGCTCCCGGAGTTAACGTTCCCATTTTACCAGGCCTTTTGATAGTTTACGACTTCGCAGTTTCTACTGATGTCTTTGACAAAATACACACATTCAGGCTCGGGATCGTCGTTTAATGGCACACACAACATCTGACCATTTTTTAGTTTGGGAGCATACCAGGCCACTTCTTGATACACATCAACAATTTCAATTCTAGGAAAACTGGGTCTAAAGCTGCTGAGTGGATTGAATTCAAACACACTGAATCCTCGATCATTGATACTGGTCAAGGGCAACATTTCTAAATCGCCTAGGTCTGGTTCTCCGATCAAGATTTGCCAGTCAATGGGCATTTTAATTTTGTGTTTGCCTATCTGCAGTACCAAAGCTGGAGCATTAAAACTTTCTAAAAATATCAACGGTATATAGTGATAATCAGGATTGCTAGGGTCACTGTTGTCTAGGATTGCAAATCTCATGTCAACGATTTCGTCAGGCAGCTGATCAAGATCGTAATGTGTATTGTCGTCTAATGTTAAAATTCTCATACGTTAATAATATAGTATTGTATAAACAAAGTCAAGAGATAACGTCAAACACCTCACTTGATTTTCATCCAGTCTAGTTTTTCGGCTGAGAAAGGGTAGTTGGCCTCGCGATAAAAGGCTTTGCGTTTGGTCAAGTGACGTTTTGAAAACTTGCAGGTGCTGGTTATGTCCCAGATCGCCACATGATCTTTGTCTTCAGCTTTGCGAATACCGCGGCCAATACTTTGTATCACTCGCGTAAAACTCTTGCCCGGTTCTAGCATGACCAAGTTAAAAATACGTGGGATGTTGATGCCCACTGCTGCCACACCATATGTGGCCACAATGATCTTGTCTGTGGCTGTGGCCACCTCATCATATTCAGCCTGACGTTTGGTGCCTTTGGTTGCACCCGACACAAACACAGCACGGTCGCCTAGTCGGTCCACTAGTGCTTGTCCTGCCGCCACGCGGTCCACCAGCACCAAAGTGTTGCCTGTTTCGTTCACACGGGTCACTAGGTCAGCAATGGTATCTAGACGTCCTGAC